GTGTGTTTTCTGCTTTCAATATATTAGTATTGGTAATTGCAGAAAAAAAATCATCAATCTTGTTTTGGTAATATATAAATGTATATGAAGACACAAATGAAGATATAAAAACAAATATTACATCTCGAACAATATCTCTCAAAGGCTTTTTTGATTTTTCTAAATACTTTATTTCTAAGAATTTCAATAATGCATATATTACACTAATAATAATTGCTAAAACCAATGCTTTTTCCATTGTTTTCTATAGTAAATACTAAAATAAATAAAAGGATACTTAAACGCAGTATTATAGATCTTGTACGTCGTCGAGAACTATCATATCATCATTAGAAGCTGGTTTATCTAAATCAAAAACATCATCTAATACTACATCATCATCCATGTGAATTTTTACATTTCCTAAATCAGATTCATCGTCTGAATCTTCAGACTCATCTATTTTTCTTTGAATATTTCTTTCTTCACTGATTTCTTCTAAACGTTCTATTGTTTTTGGTGCATTTATTTTTGTGCCATCAGATGCTGAATCTACGTCATTAAAACTAAGTCGCGTAATAACTTTTTCGTCATCAAGATTTTCGACTGAAAGCGTAGGTGGCAATTCTTCTTTTGGAAGTTCTTCTTCTTTTTCTTTTTCTGGTTCAGTTTCTATGTTATTATTTGCATCATTATCCTCATCTTCTTCTACAGGTTCAACAGTAACTTCTTCTTCTGTTTCCATAGATTCATCCATATATGCTCTAATTATAGCTTCAGTTGGGAGACTTTCTCTTATTGTCATAAGAACACATTCTTGTATAATAATTTCTAATTCACGTCTATTTTTCTGCACTTGTAAATCTCCTATGTTTCTCTCAAAAAGATAAATATTACTAAATACTTTTCTAGCTACATGAATGTAAGATCGATGAATAAAATGATCAAGTTTGGGTATAGAAATGTCTATTTTCTTTTGTTTGTTACCTACTCTAATACAAGTAAGTACTTTTAACTGTATAATATGAACACAAGTGATGAGATCTTCTAAATAATTACAACCGCTTTTTTCAATTATTCTTTTTCTTTCTTCCTCAATAATCGTACTATTCCATTTTGGAATACGAGAAAGCATATTTTGAAATGTCATCAAATATTTCGAAGGTTCATTATTGTCGGAACACATTTTCCATGCTTCATCAAAAATAGATCGGATACCTTCATTCAACAAGGGTGTTAGTATTGAAACTAATCGTCCGCACCATTCATTTTTTGATTCGTGCAAATTAGAAGGAACAAAATCGTCCATAATAATACAATTAAAATATCAACATCTTTAAGTGTTTTTCTCGTTAAGAAACAAAACTGCAATTACATGAAAGATATTTCTTTCAAGTCACATAACGGATCATCACATAAAAAAGATAAAACAGTAGCCATTAATAACTTTTCATTTCTATATTCAAGATGAATTTTATGATACAACATTCCTATGTTTGCCTTTTCAATACTAGACCAACATTTTTGTTTTTGTACCCAATTGATTATGTCTTTACAACAAAATGCATTTTCGTACAAATCATCAACTGTTTTTGTGATATCCATATTATATATCAAATCTTCCTTGATTTTGTATTTGTTCAAGTACGTATCAATGTCTTCATATAAAGTATTTCTATCGAGTAAAGATAATTCTGCAGTATTTGTTTCTTCTATCGAGGGAATATAAATTTCACAAAATCTAGAAAGTATTGGAGTTAGCAAACGATTTTTATCTTCAACAATAATGAAAAACCTAGTATGGTTACTGTATTGTTCAATACAACGACGTAGAGCCGATTGTGCATCTATTGTCAAATGATCAGCATTAACAAGAACAATAGATTTAAAAGCGATACCAGGTTGTGTATTTGTTTTTGCGAAAAATTTGATTTCGTCTCTAGTAAATTTTATACCTTTGCCATGCGCACAATTGACAAACATTACATTTTCTGCAAAACGTGATTCGTCGATATAAATCATTTTCAAGAAATCTTTTACAATATTTTCCTTTTTGCTTGTAATTGCGCCGTGGAAAATCGTATGTGGAACTCGGTTTGATTTACAAAAATCTCTGAGCTTATTATAAATTGCTTCATGTACCATAATATGTATTATGTGTAAATTATGCAATATATCATTTTATGTTATTTGTACTAATATAACATAAAATCTTACAGTGGGGTTGATGATCCATTCTCCGATACTTTTATAAATTTTGTCTGTTTGGTAAAGCGGAATTTTTCGTGAAACATTGTTCGTCTTTTTATATTGCAAGATAAACAACAAATTTCAACATTGTCTTTATTATGACCTTTATCATTATAAATTCGTTCAAGTGTCCATTGTTTAGGATCTCTTGATGTTTCATATAGTACTTTTACCTTTTCTTTGCAATAATAACATGTTTCATTGCATTTTTTCAAATGCTCAATGACAAATTCCAAATCAACAAATTTTGTAAAATCAAATTTTTTTTTGTCATGGTCTTGGGAACGGTAACCATCGATTTTGTATTTTATTTCTCGCAGTATAATGTTTTTCTTCGGACATTTATCATCGTTTTCTAGTATTTTTAAATGCTGATTCATTTCTAATTCATTTGATGAAATATGCTTGCTCCACGATGACGTTGAAGATACAATACGTTTTTTTGTTTCTTTGGGAGACGTTTTCTTTTTCGAGGGGATGTGACTTCTTTGTTTTGGATCAGGCATAAAAATTGTTTTCACATTTTCATTTTCGAATAATATTCCATTGTGCATATACGTTAATATTATACGATATTTTAGAAATATTCGTTTGATTTATTTTTATTTTGTATTTAAATAAATAAAATGGAAAACGAATCTGTTATAGTTTGTCCACCAACAGGAAGATTGGGTAATCAATTGTTGAATATTATACTTGCGTCAACAAATTGTTTTGGATACAATATTTCTTTTATCAAATTACCAAATAAACTATTGTTTTACGATAAAGATCTTATTCATATACATCATTCCAAAGATGACATTATTATAAATGAATGTGATTCTAGTGCTAATTATACACTCCTAAAAAAAATATATATGAAAAATTTTTGGGATACTGACTTTTATTCCATGAATTTAGAAGTTCACAAAGACAAAATAAAAAAACTCATGAGTAGATTAAATTTTCCTAAAGTAATGAATTTTGATAATAATATATTGCACATACATATTAGATCAGGTGATATTATGTTTCCTCACAATTATGGGTATAATAATATTCAGCCCCCATGTATTTATTACGAAGACGAAATAAAAAGAAAAAATTGGAGTAAGGTAGTTATTGTTTCTGAAGATGACATTAACCCTTGTATAAAATTTTTAACAGAAAAATATGATAATGTTGTGTACTTTGGAAAAAACTCTTTAGAAGAAGACATTATAGAACTATTATCAGCAACAAATATAATGATGGGTAGAGGAACGTTTATACCAATATTATTATTTTTCATGTCAAATTTACAAAGAATCAATTATTGTTTTCATGACGATCCACGTATAGATTACTTTTTGAATGTTTTTTTTGGAGACAAATGCATTTCACATATAACCAAATATGAAAAATACTATGAAGCAGTATACAAAATGGGGGGATGGGAATACAATGATTCCATTAAAGAACTTATGTTAAATTTTTCCACTTAATCTTGTATTTTTTGCATTAGAACGATTTATGAAAAAACTAGAAATATAAACGAATATAAGGATGCATACATAAAAACACAGAGATCTCTTTGAAATGAACGCATTTCAATAACATTATCATCATGTATGATACTTGAGTAAAAAAAAATTGCAATGAAAAGTTTGGTAAAAAATGTCATTGTCGATAATAGTAAAAAGGTAAGATCGCGTAGCCCATTTGGTAATATGTATGACCAGAATAAAATATACAATATATTTTTATGACCGACATAGAGATCGCTGTAAACAAACAGTTTGGATGATAAAATTACAACATCACCGAATCGCTTTTTAATGCATGAAATTGGGTTTATTGTATATAAGAAAATATTTCGAAAAAGTCTATCATATGCAATATTTAGAAAGATCATAGCTTTACCCAATATTGCAATACTTTTAGGAAAAATACAATAATGAGTTTTCATTGTAATTCTATATTCGTCATTTTTTTCTGTATCATTATGATCCCCATGATACTTTACATCCAACGCACTGTCTTTTTCTATATAATGAATTTCTCTATTAAAGTCGAAGAACACAGCATCTCCTTTATTTAACTTAGTTTTTCCATTAGTCATTGGAAAATATGTCGAAATGTTTGAATTATTGTTCAAAGAAATAATACCTCGATATACAGAGACAAAAGGCATGAATGAAAAAGGACCGTCAATATGAGGAGTAAAAAAAATATTATCTGAGCTATTTTCACAGCACTTTTCACTTGTAATATATAATTCATTCATCTCGTGAATTTGCAAAATATCATACATATCTGGCGAAAACAAAGTTTCAAATAAAGTTTTTACTTTTAAGTTCCATCCAATATTGTCAAATTTTATTTGAATGTCTTTAGGTAATTCAGTTAGCCACCAATGGCAACTTGTTGAATTTCCTAATTTGTGTTTTAGTGCCCAGTTGCAAATCGTTTCACAACAATCTTTTAATATATTTTTTCCATGTTTGTCAAAAATAGTTGTCTCTAAAATTCTGGATTTCATTATAGAACCAGGGAAAAAAGAAAATTTATTCAAGGTATCTATATTGAATAATCCAGTAAATACTATTATTCCTGCGAAACTTATAAATGAAAGGGTAACATTTTGAAGTAAATGTACAATATCATATAACATTTATGCTTTGAACTTTCTTTTAGTATACTAAATGATATATTTATATAAATCATAATAAATATAAAATTAGATAAAATAACATAAAGTCTAAATATGGATCTACAGGTTACAGATAAAGAGACAAATGAGAAAAGTAATAAAAATGATCAATCAATGAATATAGATGATATTTTAGACCAAGAAAACAAGGATAATAAATTAGAATCATGGAATAAATTGAATAAAACAATGAAAATAATAAAATTGAATGCATATTCTGAAAAGTACGGAAAAAATCACAATTTTCCTGAAAAAAAAATAATGCTATTAAAGGATTTTTTTGTAAATGCACTTGACGCAAAAAAACTTCAAAGAGCTAAAGATGTTGTTTATAACAAAGCGAATGAAGAAATAACTGACATACCTGGATTACACTTTAATCCATCCAATAGAGCATTTACATTAAGGACAGATGTAAAACGTGTTTCAACGTTAAAGTCATTAACACCAAAACGTTTAACTAATAAAAATCCAAGAAAAGAAGAAATTGAAAAAAAGTGATTGTAAAGAATATAAATAATAGTTGTTTCACTACATAGAATAATGTATCTGGAAACTTTATCAGAAGAGGAACAAAATGAATTGAAAAATTCTTGGTTTGATTTGATGGAAGATTATGTGAATAATGATTCTCTCTTCTTCTCTAAAATCGATTACTTAGATATTATTTCAAACGATTTATTTGATTTTATTGTTGAAATTGCAAAAGAAGAAGGATGGTGCAAAACGATCGAGGAAAAAGAACATTTACAAGATACTATATATGATTGCTGTTTGGAATTTTTAAAGACGTATGAAATCCCCATGAGACAAAAAAGCGACTACATATCGCTAGAAGTATCAAAATTCGACATAGATCAAGCACTAGATAAAATAAACAATGCCCCTGTACAAAGACAACGTAGTGCAGAATGGTTTTCGATTCGTTATAATTTATTTAGCGCAAGTAACTTATCGAAATTATTTGGAAGTCAGGCTCAATATAACAGTTTGATATTTGAAAAATGCAAGGGATTTGAAGTAAAGAAAGACGATTCATGTGATTTGTTGCTACCAAATCCTAGAAATTGGGGAATAAAATACGAAGCAGTTACTGCTATGTTATA